TGGCGTGAAGAAAATAAAACACTAGAAGAAAAACTATTGAGCGACGACTAACAGGGAACAACCAAAGAAATCAGGCAGGCATGGCTGGACGCGACCCTCCGAAAGGGAGAATTAATTCTTACTTTCGGAGAATTAATTACAGTCGAATTGGATTGAAATAGTTTCAATCCAATTCGACTGTAATTAATTCTCCCTTTCGGAGGGTCGCGTCCAGCCACACCTGCCGGATCTCTTTGATTGCTTTTTCCCTGTTAGTCGTCGCTCAATAATTGGTCTTTAAGTGGTTTGTTCGCTTCTATCCATTTTTCATTTAGCGCATCCCAGTATTCTTCCCCTTCTTCTGTTTCTGCCCACATGAATGCGCAGTCTAATTCTATGTTTATGTTACCTTCGCATTCCTTTTTGTAGTCTTTTGCGTTTCTTCCGTAATTTTCGAATGCTCTTTCGAAGTTTTCCCATGCGTTGTTTGCTTCCAGGAATTTGATGAACTTTTTCATAGTGTTTAGTTGTTAAGTGTAGTAATGTCCTTTTGTTTGTATCACAAATATAATACTTCTGCGACAAACACTACGATGTTTTGCGATATTTTTTCAGATATTTTTCCACCCTCGCTTTTACAGCTTCCATGAGAGCATCCTGTCCCCGGGTCTTCGTTTTCTGGGCTCTTATTACGTCCTGGTCCACTGTTTTCGAGCATACCAGTTTATTGACTATCACGACATCTTTCTGTCCTTGTCGGTCAAGCCGAGCATTGAACTGCTGCTCTAGCTCGAGAGAATAGGTTTGCCCAAACCAGATGATGCGGTGTCCCCCGGCTTGGAGGTTGAGCCCATGACCCCCCGAAGCTGGGTGCATCAAAAGAACCTGAATTCTGCCAGCATTCCAGTCGATAATGTCCTTCTCAGTTTTGAGTTCCCGGGGCTTATACTTGGCCAGAGCCTCCATGAGCCGGTCTCTGTCATGCTGGAAGGTCCAACCTATGAGGACTGACTGTCCCCCGGCATCCTCAACGAGTTCCTTCGTGGCTTCAATCTTCAACGTGTGCACCTCATGAGCCACTCTCTGTTCATCGTACACTGCCCCATTGGCAAACTGGAGGAGCTTAGTGGACAAAGCTGCTGCATTGACGGCCGGGATCTCCACTGAGTCCCCGAGCTGATCGATCATGCTGAGAACTTGTTCCTCCTCGAAGGAGTCATAAGCCTTTTGGATTTCCGGGGGCATCGGGATCTCGACTATGTTGTCAATGCGCTCGGGGAGGTTGAGGTAGTCCTTAGCTTTCATGCTCATGCAGATGTCCCCGATCTTAGAATATATCCGCTCCTGATTCTCTTTGGATATGTCGTATGAATACACAATGTGTCCATTTCGTCGGCCAGGCTTAAAGTAGTTGTCCCGGTAGTGGGATATGTACTTGCCCAAGCGCTCTCCTCTGTCCAGGAGGTACATTTGAGACCAAAGGTCCATTAGTCCGTTAGGTGCTGGGGTACCAGTCAAACCTACTACCCTGGAGAGTGAGGCCTGAACGTGCTTGAGAGCTTTGAACCGGATAGACTTTGGGTTCTTGAAGCTGCTGAGCTCGTCGATGACCACCATGTCGAATGGTAGGCAGGATCCCCCGTAGAGCCCACATAGCCAAGCCACGTTGTCTCTTCCGAGGGTGTATATGTCTGCCTTCCTGGCAAGAGCCTCCCGACGTTGACGTTCTGTCCCAGTGATGCGGGAAACTTTGATGTGCTTCAAGTGGTCCCATTTCTCGACCTCCTGAGTCCAGACTGATTCGGCTACTCTTTTGGGAGCTATGACTAATACTCGCCTGACCTCGATCTCTTTAAACATGAGCTCGTTGATGGCAGTCAGAGTAGACACTGTTTTGCCCAATCCCATATCCAGGAACAGAGCACAGTGCGTGTGGCTTATTATGTGGTCAACAGCTTGTAGCTGGTATTGGTGGAGATCATTTTCGGTCATATTCTAATGCTAACATTTTACAACCCGCGGTCGTGTCTATCACCTCGACTCGAAAGCCCATTGCTTTCAGTTTCTGGTGCATTAGTATCTGGATTTTTCTGGGCTTTTTGCCGAATGCTTTCAACTCAACAAAAACGACTTCGCCACCGGGGAACAGACAGAGTCGGTCGGGGAGGCCAGCATTGTGAATTGCGGGGAGTTTCAAACACCAGCCACCAACTTTCTCCACCTCAGTGACGAGTCGTTTCTCAATCGAGTTTTCGCACATAACACTTTTGTTTTCCGTAGATGGGGAATTTTTTATTAGACTTGCACGGATCCCATTCTGGCATGCTCTTCAACAAGTCATTTATTTCTCTAGTCTTGTACCGGTCCATGTCCTCTCTGTTCCGACAGAGACACTCACACCATATCTCAGCAACACACACGTAGTCTCGGGGGGTGGTGCCTTTGGGGTTTAGTTCGTCGGCCAGGAAGTCTCTCCTCTGGTAAATGTCCATAGAATCCCAGTTGTCCGGGAGTTGACGGTCTAAGTACGCCTCAATAATGCCTTTCCGTTCATCTGACTCGCTGTGAGAGCTTTGTTCGTTTTTGGCTATTTTCTCGGCTTCATGGCTCAAATAGAGTTTTTCCTTGGATTTGTACAGGACAACTGCCTCAGCCCATATCTGGTCTATTTCGTCGTCCAGTTCCATGAACACGTCTTTTTTGGCATTGTTGGGGACCACGTCCACTGGCATGAAGCGTCTGTTGCCAGTGGGATCTCTCAGGAATTCGCTGTCGTTGGTGGTGCCGAAAAAGACGCATTGCCGGGGATATATCTCAGAAGTTCTGGCATACGCTGGTCGGAATGAGTCTTCGGACTTAGATATGAAATGCTTCACTGACTCAACCTCCGCTTTGCGGAGACCGGAGAGCTCAGCTATTTCAATAAGCCATGCCCCCTGGATCTGCTCGAGAGCCTCCTTTCCTTGGACTGTAAGGAATGTATCGCTAAACCAGGATTTCCCCAATTTTTTGATGAACGTACTTTTGCCAGATCCTTGAGGTCCTACGAGCATAAGCACAAGGTCGAATTTGACCCCCGGATTCATAACTCTGGCAACTGCCCCAACCAGCATCTTGCGGATGGCTTCGCGAGAGTAGATATTGTCGTCAGCCCCCATGTAGTCAATCAGGAGTTTGTCTACCCGTTGGATCCCGTCCCATTTGAGGTCATTGAGGTAGTCCAGAATCGGGTGGAAGTGGTTGCGTTCAAATTCCAGAGCCATGGCATCGTCGATCTTTAGCGAGGACGTTATGCCATATACGCAACCCAGATAGTTCCTGACCCCGGAGTAGTCTACGTTCTTGACAGGCTCAGGCTTAACAACCCGACGCCATGGGAGATTCCCAAAAACGTACCTCTTACCGTCAAAGTCATTCTGTCTGAACAGTCTTTTGAATCGGGGGTCGTTTGCAAATATGAGGTTGAGGTTGGCATCCGACGAGAGGTACGCTCCCCGAGTATCAACCTCCAGCTCCTTCATCCACTCTACGCTCTCAGCCTCCGGGTCAACCTCCTTTTCGACGACTTCTTCCTGGGTCCTGTCATGCTCTGGGTCGGCAAACTCGTACTTGGCACTGTTGATGTGGTCGTTGGCAATGGTTGTCTTAGTGTCTGGGTCATTGCGTACGAACTCCTCCATTGCTGACACACTTGGCAACTTCGACGAGGGATCCTTGACCTTGTCGTCAAGGTGGCCGAATTTGTGTATGCGGACCAAGTCAAACGCATTGCAAAGCTTGCCCCCGCATGGGTCAGTCCCGTGATGAGAATAAGCGAACTTGCCCTCATACACGATAAGACCAGCCGATGCACTGCCTTTTGTGTAAGTGTATCGGTCTTCCAATGATGACGGGACATAAGTGTCTGAGAGGAAGACCTCTATTGCTTCGGGGATGGAATACGTCCTACAAAACGCTCCTATGAGCCCCCTCTTTACTGTTGGGTCCTCCTGCTTCTTAACGGCTCTGTCTACAGCTTCGAAACGGGACGAAGCTGTGGGCCAAAGTGATGAGTCCTTCCAATCGGCATAGGAGTTGAGGATCTCGTCAGCATCAATCCATGGACCGTCCTGAACCTTAAAGTAGTAGTCCATGTCCTTCGGCGTAGAAGGCCAGAACATGAGTCGGTTGGTCTCGAAAGTTGAATTGTCGAAAAGGTCTATGCCGATTATTCCAGCAATTTTTCGGCTTATGGCCACATACTCATCAGCCGTGACTTCTCTGCTCAGTGGCATTATTAGTCGGTACCGGGGAGACGCATCCGAGTGTTTGTGAGTCCCATGCAGAACAGCTGCATTGTCAAACTGGAGAGTAAAGTCATCCCAGAGGTCTTTGTGGGCAAAGTCCAAGTCGAGGGTCATCAACTGTCTGTGGACCACATTGGCCGGGCTTCTTTTGCCTCCTCTCAGGTAACCTCCAACGTATCCGCCTACGTCCTTTATTTTGAGCTGGTCTTCCTTGCTTGCAGAAACAAACTCCTTAAATGTTTCAGTGGTCTTGTTCTCCTCCCCGAGTCGACTGACCAATTCAGACCATTTCAGTTTCTTGTTGCTCCATACTTTTGATCTTGCGCTCAGTCCGATTGCAATATCAAGTTCCCCGTCGTATGTCATTAGTCTTTCTTATAAAATTTAGTAACGTACCCATCTGCTTTGAGAGGTAATCCCATTGGCAAGCAGTTCAGCCAAGGAAGATCCTCTCCCATAACTCTACACATAGTTTCCAGACAATCCCCGGCTCGATCCTCGTCTACCTCTGCAATGGCTTCATCATGGACGTGCATTACTATTTCGAAGTCTTTCATAATGCTTAGCCTGTACATTGCTTCGGCGAGAAGATCCCGGGAGATTGCCTGGACTATGTTCTCCACCAGTTTGCCCCCATATGTCTCTACCTCGGTCCATCCTACTGACTGGACCATGCCGTCGTAGACAATGCCAATCTGCCCGAACCTGTTGGGTCTCACACGGGGATTTCTGTAGTATAATTTTCTCCCAGCTGGGAGAGCTATTGTCAAATTGGTCCCGTCATGTTCAAAGACAAGACAACTTACCTTCTTGGTTTTTCTGGTCTGGACGCACTCGATGGCCTTCTCGTTCACCTCAGCCCAAAACTCAACGATTTTAGGATTGGCTCGACGCCAAAGAGCTACTATGGAGTACATTTCCTTTTTGGACAGATTCTTCTCTTTGTCCATCTTCTCCATTGCGTTGACCGACCCCTCATATCCGAGTGCCAATTCTGCCGTCTTGCCCCGCTGTCTGAGGTCCGATCCTTTCGTAACCTGCTCAATGGGGACCCCGAACATGAGTGATGCTGATGCCTCGTAGATCTTGCCATGGGTGTTGAAGACGTCGAGTCGCCATTTCTCCTGGGCTAACCAAGACAGGACCCGGGCCTCAATAGCACTAAAGTCGGCTACTGCAAACATTTTTCCCTCCGGGGCTATGAAGGCTGTCCGGATGAGCTCGGACAAAACATTCGGGATATTGTCGTAACACATTTCGATGAGGTCGTAGTCTCCTTTCTCCACCATGCTTCGGGCAAGGCTCAAATCCTTCATGTGGTTTTGGGGGAGGTTCTGGAGCTGAATCATTCGGCTCGACCAACGTCCTGTTCTGTTGGCCCCGTAAAACTGGAATAACCCGTGAGCTCTCTGGTCTTTGGCAGCACAATTGAGCATAGCAATGTACTTCTTAGTTGAGGTCTTGGACAGTGCAAGCCGACCAGCTAGAACCTCCTTGACCAGATCGGGAGCCTCCGGATTGTTTTTCAGATATTCGAGGATCTCAGGTTTGCCAAGTGCTGGAAACTCGAGCCCGAAGTTAGTTTTGAACCACGTCTTGAGCTGAGCTAAACTGTTAGGATTGTCCAGTCCTGTTAGCTCCTTCATCCGGTCGGTCATCTCCTCCGTGTACACCTCGTCAAAAGAGATGGCGTTTCCGGCCATGTCGAGGTCTATTAGAATGCCCCGGTCATTGATGCTTTGGTCTACGAGGTAGTTCCGACGTTCGAACTCCGGGAATGGGAATTGGTCCAGCTGTTCCACGATGTCGCGTTCGGCAATCACGTCATATTCGGCATACGTCTTGAACTCGTTCCACTTGTCCGGGTCGTCGTCCGGCATGTTCCGAGTCCTCATCCCGTTGGACTTGGTTGGCTTGCACGGGGAGCAGAAAAACCGGATTAAAGCTTTACCGGTCGACTTCTTCCCGTGCTCTCCGAGGACCAACGCCTTGGAGAGTTCATCCAAAGCCAAAGGCAGTCCGCAATAGGCTGCTTTAGTCATTGAGCAATACAATTGATCAACCGGGATAGGTAGTCCTATACGCTTAAATACGAGTCTCTCAAATACTGCGTTGTGCGCCCATTTCTCGATCCCCGGGTCAGTTAAAGCGGAGATGAAATAATCGGGGAGCTCCTCTCCTTTGGCCAGATCTATCACCTGAACGGGAGAGGTGTCAAAGGCGAAAGATACTATAAGGAGCTGAAAGTCCCCCGATTCTATGTATTTATAGGCGCCCGCGGATTTAATGTCCTCCGGGCTATATGTTTCTGTATCGAGATATAAGCGTCTCGGCATGTTAATTATTGTTAAATTTGTTGCTGGGCGGGGATTCGAACCCCCTAATCCCAAATAAGACCCAGCATACCAACCTACATAAGGTCGTCGTCGTCCCACGGGTTCTGGCCGAAGTCCTCTTCTGCAGAAGATCCCCCGGAGAGACGTTCTCCGTCAGCCAACTTCTGGAGGTTGTTCAGCCCGCAAGCAACGCCTTTGTTGCCATTCGTGTTGAAGACATAGAAGTTGATCGACGCCCGGCCGTAGCATCCAGAGTAGAAGTCCTCTCTTTCGATGATCGGGTTGAGGTTGATGTCCACGATGCCAGGACGGTTGTCCGAGTTGGCATTGACGAACATGTGCCCAGCATACTCAGGGTTGTCCGGTCTTTCGGTGTCCCCGTCACGGAGGGGGTTCTTCCACGTGGGAGGAATCTTGCCACCCAATTTGGCGATGCCTTCTTTGAGAGCCGTGTCGATGGCTTCCTTGACCCGAGCCAGAGTTGCCGAGTCAGTCTTCGGGATGAGAATGGACACCGAGTATTTTGCTCGGTCGGAACCCTCCATTGCACGGGGTTCCCATACGTTGGCGTAACTGAACCGGACTTTGCCGGTTACTACTTTGGTTGTTGCACTCATAATTGTTGGAATTTAGTTATTGGAAAAATCGAGTTTTGCTTGTTCTATGCCCATTGCCGGACGCTTGTCGGACTCAGGGACGAGAGTGGGTTTGCCAGGAGCTTTGATGACGAGGTCCCCGACCAGTGAATCGAAGTCCTTTTTGAGGAGCTTCTCGACAGCGGGGATTCCAGCCAGTTTGACAACTTGGAACTGGTCCGGGGTGTAGTCACATGCGGTAAGAACTTCCTGAACGGCACTCTCGTCAGTCCATTTCCGTATTGACCTTCCTTCGACTACCTTATATCCCGGGACCTTCTCGCCCGAGATGGCTTTGGAGAGTAGGTGCTCAGATACAGCATTTACCCAATCTTGAAGCATGGGTGCTTGCTCGAAAATCTGAGCGAGCTCCTCGGTTGTCAGGAGTTCAGGTTCTTTAAACTCGTGTTTGGCCAAGTCGAGATTGTGGTCTGCCATTTTGCGGCACAAAGCTTTGACTCTGCACCACCTGCACCAGTGTCCAACTTGGAGTTCACCGTCTCCGGAGTAAGCGAGAGCTGCTTTGGGCTTCACTACTTCCTCACCCCATTTGTAGAGGTCCCCGGGAGTAATCTCCCATGATGAGATTCGCTCCTGTCTGGGCTGGACAATAGTCAACTTCACCATGTTGATGTCGTAGACCATTTCAAATTTGGACAAGGCCCCAAGAGCATACAGCATCAACTGAGGGTTGTTCTCAGCGAAAACCGGCACCCCAGTGCCAAACTTGAGGTCAATGATCTCCATGACCCCGTCAGCGATAATGCAAGCGTCCCCAGTGCCGAATCCCTGCTCGACCCAAGCCGAGAAATCCAGTCTCTCCTCCAGGAGAACGAGAGCGTCTTTGGTTCTCCGCAGAGCTTCCGTATATTGGTCCGTTACGTACTGGCAATAAGCCATTACGGGCTCATCCATGGCCTCAGTGTAGAGGTCGCTCTTCTTCAGCTTCCGGAGTTCAGCAGACGTAACGTCAACAGGCGTTATGAGGAATCTCGCTCGGAGGTAACATTCTGCCATCTCGTGAGCCAGAGTACCCTCTTCGGCATACTTGGAAGGCTTACCGGTTTCCTCAACCTTTTCCTCCAGTCTAGCACTGGGGGTGCAGTTGATCCACCGGTCTGCCTTTGATGCCGAAAGCATGGCGTGCTTACGAGATGAGTGGTTCGGTGTTCCCATTACGCAAGGTCTTTGAGGAATTCGTAGAACGCGTCGTAGTTTCGGGCATCCAATCCCGTCACATTCTTCGCTCCCAGTTCAGTGAGCTTTGCCCGGATGGCTTCGCGGTTGTTGTCCACCTTACTTGCAAGGAGAGTCCGGATGTCCTGAATGGAGACAGCGGGGTCGGAACCCAAAGAGGAGTTCGTATCCATCGGCATGGGTTCAGGTTCCTCCATCTTCTTGGGAGTAGGAGTCTGAGCCGGAGCTGGCTTCTTCACGTCCTGTGCAGGAGCTGGTTTCTTGACGTCAGTCGTCTTGACTGTTACAGGATTTGATCCTATGGCCTGACAGATTTTGCGGACCATTTCGAGATCCTGAGTCTCTTCGAGGTTTGCCTCGAACTTAATTTCTACTTTCATTGGCTTGATGATTTTTGATTATGGCGTTCAGAAGTTCAATGTACTGGCTGAGGGGGATAGCTGGGTCATGAAGAACAATTTCATGAAACAGGGACCCGAGATGAAACAACTTCGTCTCTCCTGTTTCGACCGATAACTCTGCTCTGTAGTTTCCGTTTGTCAGAATACATGTCTCCCCCTTAAATTCAGAGCTCCATCCTCCTTTGTAGAGGTTGTCGAGTGATACCCCAAGCCAAGCTGCTAATCGGGAGACTTGCTCCGAATTTAACAAGGCTTTTCCGTTGAGGATCCGTTGGAGGGATACTCGAGGGAATTTGTTACCGGGGAACAGAATTTCTGCCACTTCTTGAGTTTTCAGACCCCTCTGTTCGATTAGTTCTCTGAGATTGATAGTCATTGTCTTATCCTTTTATTTGTATCACAAATATAATCAATTTTTCCTCATATGGAAATTTTTTTCAAGCTTCTTAGTGCGAATTGTCTACTTAGTGAGAAGGTAGACCATTTGAGCAATAAACGTACTCCTCCCGCTTGGACTGAGACGACTGTATGCTTCTCGTATAGGCTCAATGGCTTTCTCGAGCTTGAGGTCTTCTTCTTCCTTCTTCAGTTCCTTGGTGGCTCTGTAAACCCGGATCCCCTCCTGCCACTCCAGAACGTCGCCCTTGTTTGGCCACCAACCCGCCACGGGGACGAATTTGGAGCTGAGCACATAGGCCAATTTACCGTCCTCCGAAAACGGCTGACGAGTGATAGCTCCCGGAGTACAATTGGGGTTGATCTTCTTCTCGAACGTGAGGGTCTCCGGATGTGTAGGTTCCTCCCTGGGAAGCTCGTCCATCACCATGTAGTGAAATCCGAACTCGTCTTCGTACTTGAACACTACGTATTTTTCAATCTTTTTCATGTCTATATGTTTAAGGGCCTTGCGTATATTCTGCATTTCTCGCCGAAGTAGATAAATGTCTGACCGCTAACTGCAATGTCTTTCAGGTCAGTCTCAGTGTAAGACTCATACTCGCCTTCAATGTTAATTCGAGTGGCTCCTCGGGAGTTAGCCAAAGCTCTGAGGGAGGTGAAGACCCCCTCAACGTATCCCGTTCGAGTGACGATGAGGAGTACTGATTTTATTGCTCCCATAGTTGTGTAGTTTGTATCACAAATATAATCAGCATACTTTTCCGTTTGTTTTAGGAATCAACATCATGACCACTTCGATTGGGTTGGGCGAAGCTGGTTCTGTCTGGCTCTGGTCTTCCACCAATCTCTCCCACATTGAGCCAGCTTTAAATCCGATGAATGCCAGGAGCTTCTCTTTTCGAGTGAGGGGTTTGGCGCTTTTAAGGCCTAACCTGTCAAGGATAGTCTCAATTCCCTCATTGACAAAATCAGACTGATTCCTGACTGACTCTCTGCGGATAACCCCAAGGAGGGTCTCCCCTATATTGCTGGAGTCCCCCAGCTCCTTGGATACGATTCCATTGTAATAGTTGTCTGATTTGGGGTCCGGGTCTGCCGGGAGCTCCCAGTTGAATTCCTTTTTCACAATAGTTGGTTTGAATTTATGTTCTATTTTTCCTAACTCCATTACCTGATTGAGGGTTAACAGATGCCCGTCCTCCGTAGTTACTACGTCCGATCCGGTTAGCTGAGGATCCATGTGAGTGGTTAACATTTCTGAAAGCCTTTTCTCTGGGGGGGGAGGTCCTGGAGCTCCGCTTCTGGACATCACAAATATAAGAAAAATTTTTTGAAGTAAAAAATTTTTCGATTGAAAAATGAGAAAAAAGTTGGGACCCCTGTTTCAGGGTCCCGGGAATTAAAACTGTTTGAACCCGTAGCGGTTGAGTTTATGTTCCAGGAGCTGGAATTTCATATACCCCATGCCCAAACCAGTTCCTACCATATTTACGAACGGGATTCGGCTGGTGATGAAGACCTCCATCTCAGATCCTCCGGAGGTCCTGTACCTATTAATAAGTACGTGCTCGTCCGTGATAGGGTCAAACCGGTCTTTTACATTGGCTGCCCATTTCCGGGTCATCCCGTTTTTCAGGAGGATGGTTCTGAGTTCCGTCATGGTGTAGCAGAAGGTGTGGACTCCGTTGTTGAAGGTAAGACTGAATGCCCATTTGAACTGACCGGAGGTGAATTTGTTGACCTTGAGTTCGAGTCCCTGATTGTTGGTGTAGTTTGTTTTTGTTTGTATCATAAATATAAGAATTCTGCTGCAAATACTACGGTAAAATAGCCGGGGAACAATAAAATTTTTATTGTGTCCACCCTAAGTGATTGACCCTCAATGGGTTAGGCCCTAAAATCACCTCCCTGGACACAATAGACACAATGGTTCTGTGCACTCTATTTCGTGATTTCCCATTTCCTATATTGGTCATTATTTCCTTCATATTCCCTATTCAGGTCTTTCTCCCATATTATTGTGTCCATTGTGTCCAGAGGTGTAATTCATTGATATTCAATCGATTACAGAGACACAATGATTGTGTCTCATTGTGTCCCATTGTGTCTCATTGTTTTCGATTTAAGTGATTGATTATCAATGGTTTAGGCACTTTCCACTGGAAAGGAGACACAATGGGAACAATGGTTTGACCAACTTTTTTGGGGGGGACTGTCGAGATTTTTGCCAAAGACACAATGGAACAATAGTTTCACCAACTTTTTTAGGGGCTCATCCTCTTTGAGAACCCATATTCCCTACCATTGTTTACTGCTGGTCCCTGCCCCGGGGGCCAATATCCCCGGCTTGAGAACACAAAAAACCCGGGCTCCCCTAAGCCCGGGACGGAGTAGTTTCCTAAAATTTCCAGCTAAAGCCGATCTCATATCCCGATCGGGTCAGCTCGAAGTCCCGCACATAGGATAGGTCTACTCCGAAATTTCTGTAATATATGCCTCCCCCAGCTCCGATCTGTCCGAATGAGTTAGCCGAAGCTCTAAGAAATGGGGACCATCTCGGGGACCTCGTTTCTTTGATTTGTTCTCGAACTGGTACATACTTGTATGTGAGATGCTGGAGAGTGTTGTATTGGACTGTGGCTTCCCAGTCAAATTGGCCAATTTTGGGATCTTTGAAGAATGTTCCAGCGTATTTCCTGGTCGTATTCCAGTCCAGCATTGTCCTTTTTACGCTCTCCAGAGTATCCACCTCCTTTTGGTCCTCCCCAAAACCCCTTCCATTTGTGATTTCTGGTGGTGTTTGGGGAACCTTTTCCTCCTGGCCCTTATAGATATATATCAATTTGATTGGATTCCTAAAACCCTCCCATTTTGGAACCAAATCCGGGACTTTGACCTCCCCCTGAATTGGGGGTAAATCGACATACTTTATAACGGTCTTTTCCTCTACTGTTTTACGCCCGATTATAAAGCCTATACCTACAAGAACTATTGTGCAGAGTACTCGCTTTAATAAGTCCATATCGTGTCCTGCGGGAGGGTTTTAGAAGCATCTACGTGGATAAAATTCCCGTCGATGCCTATCCTCCGGATCTGCAATGCAATGGCTGCCTGGAGGATCTTCATCCGATTGGGGCCCGAGGCACACCGGATGTCCACTGCCAAACCTTCGGTGTGAGCACTGTTACCGGACCGTCCTTTGGCCTTATCGTGTTCTTTGGAACGATAAGCGCAATTGAGGACGAGGGGGATGCCTGCCTTTTCGCGGAGGTCATCCAGTAGATCGAGGAAGTCCTGGTCCATGTTTTCGATGGAGCAAGACGGATTGCATCGCTCGAATTCTTCGGGCTTAAAATACTTACTTGTCTTCATGGCATTCAAAGTCTATTTGAGTTTTCTTGCTGACCGACCTCTCCATGTATGACCGGAGAGCTCTGAATATGGGGTAATTCGAAATGATTGCGGAGTTCTCCAGAAAGCTCCAAAACTCAGTCCCGACCACAAAAGCAGCGAAGAAGTTGGCAAGGTTGAGACCCCCCAAGTTCGGGAGGACATGCACGTCAAGCATGTAAGCCATGCCAATACCGATAATGCTAAGTCCCAACTTCCAACACGTGTCCCACATTTTCTCGCTCTTGAACACATATTTTTGATGGGCTCGTTTGTGACGTTTGTAGTCAGCAATATTTCCAGTTATGAAATCGACTATAATGGCAATACAGACACAGAGGATAAGGACCTGGACCGGGGCCAAAAGTCCCCAAAACCCTACAATGCTCCCGCATATCCATTTTCCCGCTCTCATGACTCCCTCCTCCATATCTGTTAAACTTATAATTTATTACGTCCTATAATCATTTTACGAGACGGGGACTCCTTGTATTCAGTACATGGAGTCAGCAACCGCAGAGCTTTAAGGTGATTTATAGCCTTCTCGAGATAGGCTTCCCCAATGTTCCGTGCTTCGTTCGAGTTACGGACGATGATGTTGTCCTCTACTCGAGTGCTGAATTCGCCATCTTTGTACCTCACCCCGAAGGCAGTGGGGTTGATTGGATTGTTAACGATGAATCGGGAATACGCAATGTATGCAATGGCGATCTTGAGTCCTTCGCTTCGACCATCCCCGGAACAGCCACCATCATAATACCCGCCTTCCATGGCGGCAGTGTACTGATCTTTTGTAATGGTTACGTCCCCGTATTGGAAAGGACCGGGGCCGGAAAAGTCTGTCTCGTCGAGCCATCTGTAGAGATTGGCTCCTATGGCATCCACCAGTCTGAGAGTCTCAGCCTCCCGGACGTATGGCTCCAGTCTGGCCGGATCGTTGATGTTCTCGGCTATCGGCCGAACATTCCGAAGGTCGTTAGAGTTGAGTATCATCGGGCATGAGTTTTATAATCTCCTCGTCATAAAGCCCATAGATGAGCTTGAGCATGTTTCTCTTCTGAACAGTGGAGAGCATCTGGTCCCGGATAATCTCCAGTACCTGAGTCATGTTGTCCTTGCCAATTCTGTCTGCTATAGACTCGCCGGCATTGTAAGTGAGAGACTGAATAGCGAAGTCGGGATTTTCCAAAGGAACCCACCAGTACTCAAAGATCGATACGAAAGTCTCCTCCAGCTGCTGACGCTCCCGTACTGTAACAGAGTTGTAGTACTTGTAGGCATTGGTCATGAGATCAGCCCCAAAGTTAGCCCCCACGTCAACAGCTCGAAGAATGGGAGGCTGCTTGAAGGCTTGACCAATGTTCTCCGGGATGACTCTCTGCGTTACTTCGAATGCTTTGTCATAGTTCTCCCCGGAGAACCTTATGAACTGGGGCACCTCATCTTTGGACTTGCACTGAATGTACCACAGTTGAGAAGTGTTCTCGTCTCCTTGAAACTTGTTGAGCTCTTTCTGGGTCTCATTGACTTGGGACTGATCTTGAGTCTCGTCCTTGATGTCTACCAAGATCCCAGCTGACAGGAAGTTGGAGCATGCGTTTCGACCGGCTACATTGGCAAGTGCTTCCTCAGTTCTCATGTCTGTCATCTCAGCGATGAAGATGGGGACCGGGTAAGAGGGACTGCCTTCAGAGTCTCCGGAAAAGTAGAGGATCTGGCCATTGTAGTTGTCCCATCCGCCAGCTTCTTCAACCTGGTTCAGGATAACCTCCGGATCCGGGTTGAAGAGGTGAAACCACTCAATGTCGGACGGGGACCACCGGGACCTCGTCTTGTCTCGGTGACCCCAGTCAGGATGATATGCCGTCCGGCCAATGAATCCATCATCGTCTGCCTTCGCAAGTCGGAGAGACTCGAACGGAATGTGGTGGATCGAACTGACACGGAAGTTCATATTGTAGTTAACATGGATGGCGAACCCATGCCATAACGTGAAGTCTTTGCATACCATGCGGAGGATCTTGCCGAGCTTCTCCCCTTCTTTGTTGACCCGCAATTTGTAGATACCTGGATCTTTAAATCCGTGACCGTATACGAAGTCATTGTATATGCTCAAGCAGGCATTGCCGGTCTTTGAAGCCTGAACAATCTCGCTGACTGTCTGGGGAAAGTCGTTGGTATCTCCGTATGTTTGGATGCCGTATTGTCTCCAGTCCCGGGATTCGAACTGAGGAGCTGATTTGATCTGTGCAACTTTCATACTGGCGTAATTTTAATAGTAGGAGGGACAGGAAGCGACCCCGTCCTATTACCAGTCCTATTTGGACCCTCCTTTTTTGGCTCCCTTCTTGGGAGCCTCTGAAACGGGATTGACTATCCGGTTGTAAGCCTCTTCGATCTCCCCGGCAGACATTTGCGAGTCTGCATAGGCTTCTTTGATGGCTTCCAGATCCATCCCGGCGTCGATGAACTCCTTCACCTCGGTGTCGATGTCGGTGGGATTCTCCTCGGTCTTCTCCTCGGTCTTCTCCTCGGTCTTCTCCTCGGTCTTCTCCTCGGTCTTCTCCTCGGTCTTCTCCTCGGTCTTCTCCTCGGTCTTCTCCTCGGTCTTCTCCTCGGCCCTCGCAGAATCGAGAATAGCGTGGATTGCTCCCATGGCTTTGGAGTACTCATCGAGCTTGGCGTTCAGCTCGGTCTGTTTCTTGTTCAGCTCTTCGAGTTCGGCTTTCACGGACTCGATCTGCTTGCTCAGGACCTGAGCCTGGCGCTTCTTGATTTCCACGTCCTTGTCCGGCATCTCCTTGCCGTAACGTGCCATGAACTTCTCCAGCCGGTCGTTCAGATCTTCGGGGACCCGGGTGAAGTACGAAAGAGCATCCTTGTTGAATGCGATGTGGTACAAGCAAAGCTCCTCCGTGATGTTTCTCGGAGTGAGGATCTTGCTGAACTCTTTGTTGATTGGGTCGTGGAGCAGAGTACCTGCTCGGAGTTCGTAATCGGGGTGTGCTACGTTTTTCATCTGTTGTTCTGTTATTCGTCTTAGTGCTAAGTCGGCTTCGATCAGGCAGAAGCCGCATCGGGAAACTGACTTATTCAAAAAGTACCGAGAAAGTTCGTCTACTTCTCGATGGAGAGCGGGATTCTTTTCCAATTCCAATGTATGGGCCCGATAGGCTTCGCCTTTCAGGGACCCATACTTGGATTGGTAAGCTCTCAGTCTTTCGAGCATGTCAGTCATGAGTGCTACGATTTCGGGGCACCTACATAGGTGCTCAGAACGATGACATACTCTCCGTTGATGTACAGCTTCCGGATGTTTGCGTCGTCAATCTTGTCACCCCACTTGGTTTCCGTCTGGGAGGGCCCAGAGTTGTTGATGTAGTACAGTTTGGGCGGATTAGCTGCGACTCCCGTAGTACCATTGACGAAGATGTAGTTTGCCGGGAGTCCCGATCCCGGGAATGCAACAGCCGGATTCGGAGACGTAGGAGCTGCGGGCATGTTCACTTTGGTATTTGTCTGACAGCTGTCTCGAGTCAGGGTGATGGGAACCCTATTTCCTACGGACTCATCAGTACTACCCAGGAACTCCATCATGCCCTTTACCGTACACCCGGTGCTGCCTCCGACAAGGAGTCCCTCGACCATGAGGTCTGTGGTCTTCTCGTCCGTGTTGAAGAGGCTCATCGGGAGCGAACCTTCCTGAGCGATGGTACCGTTGGCCAGAGTTACCTGATAAGCGACGCCGTCGGTCATTTCGGTAGTGACAGTGATTTCGGTGAGCTCCAGACCCGAGTCCCAGCCATACACCTCGTACTTGGTGTCCCCGATGTCTCCGGTGTCGTTGTTCTCGACGATAGCAATGACGCGGGCATTGGTCAGGCCGTTTACGAACTTCTTGGCTGCTTCCGACTTCTTGAAGATTCGGACGACCACGTTGTGCTGGTGGGTCTTGAGATACGTGCCAGCATTGATGGTGTCCGAGCCAACTGTTGCGTTGGGCAGCGAGTCGACTTCGTAACCAGTGGCACCGGCCTTGAGGATGAGCGAAGAGATAACGTTGTCAGTTACAACAGACTTCGATTTGTCGACGTCCGAGTAGCTGAGGAGAATCACCCTGGCGGTGGTGCCGGCGATTGCCGGCTTACCACACACCTGGTTGGTGAATCCTGTTTTGATTTTAGAACAATCAAGTCCTGCCATTTTCTTAGATTTTTGAGGATTAGATACCTACCGAGAACAGATCCGGGTTAGTGAGCTTGGCATCCGCCCGACCCATGAGTTCTACGTAGACTACGCGGTCTTTGTACTCGTACCAGATCCGCATCTTCTCGAAGCTGTCGATTGCATCAACACCTATGCCGAGGACGCTCTTCGAGGTGAAGAGAATTCGATGGGGGTTGTTGAGCTTCGTGCCAGTGTCTTCCGACGTAGCGATGATCTTGTCCCAGATGGGCATTGCGATGACAGGGATGCCATTGAAGCTGAGAGCCTCCATGCCATTCAGCAGAGCTAAGCGAGCCGACTCGAGGCAGCAAGCGTCCATAAGAGACTGCTGATAGGCATCGTAGACAGACTGGGTAACGAGGATAAATTTGTCAGACTGCTGACGGAGCAGAAGCGGGGCACTGAACACGACCGACTGGATATATTCCTTTGCCTTGGCCGGAGTAAGTTTCTGAGCTGCATAAGATGCCTCGGCATTTTCCGTAATTGTTGCTCCGCGCTGGGACGGATTGGCTGTAACCTGTGTGGTAATCTGTTTCCAGAAACCGTTGATGATGGTGAAGAATTTCAGGTCGAGCCTATCCGTAATGATACCGTTGTTGGTAACGTTCTTGGCGTCTTTGTCGTTGAACCAGAACAGGCGGTACCAGAAGTCCATAATGGAGCGCTCCAGAACCTCAATGACGATGTTCATGTAGTCCGTATCCGTGAAGTCAGGAATGTCGACGCCGGTGCGGAGAGAGTAGATAGTTGCCGACTGCTGAAGGTCAGTGTAACACTGGGACAGGAGGATCTCCCAGATGCCGGGCTCCCATTTCAGCTTGCGGGTGTTGATGTTCCACGGCTGAGGAGTCGGGTTACACCCGGTGTTGACCACGCCGACCATGCCACCCTCACCGATGTAACCCACCTCAGTGTTAGTGACGATGTCGGGGAAGACTGTGTGAATGGAGTTGATGTCAGGGCCCTGAATGGTGTCCTCCATAATCATCTCCGAGATTGCCTGAATGACCCGTCCACAAAAAGTGAACTTATCCATGTCGAGGAATCCGCCGTTTTTATTTGCCATAGTTCTTAAAGCTTTTGAGTTTGACTACTTGAGGATCTTTTTTGCAGCGTTGACCTTCTGGAGCTTTTCGCGAGCTTCGTTCTTGAGGTCATCTGCCGAGGGTTCGGGCTTCTTGCCTCCGGGCAGAACCGTCTTGCGGTTCTTCGGGCGGTAGTTGCTACCACGGAGATTGCGGAGTTCGTTCTCCTGCTCCTTGATGAGGTTCGTTGCCTCGTCGAGCATCGCCTCTAGTGCTGCAACGCGGTCCTCGAGAGACTCGGTGTCCTCCGTCTCGATGCTGGTGACGATGTTGTCCTCGACAGTAACCACCCGACCGTCTTCCAGAACGACAGTGCCCGACGTCTCGCCGTTGGCGAGAGTTGCCTCTACACCTTCGGCCAGATTGTCCTCTTCACCTACGGTCTGGAGAACGACCTGACCCTCAGCATCCAGATAGTCGAAGTTGGCGGGAGCGCCTTTCTTGCCATTCCGGAATGCCTTGACTTTGCTCATGAATTTTTCATAAGCGCTTTTTTCGTTTTTTGCCATAGCATTAAAAATTTGGTTTGTGTTGTATGAATTGATTTTGGAAATGAATCCCAAGTCAAGAAGTGATTTGGCATCATGGACGCGTTCCTCATGCATGACATTGCGGAGCCGTTCCCGGTCCTGACCTGTTCTCTCGACATACACGTCAAGAATAGCCTCCTCCTCCAGAGCAAGCTCCTCGGCAATGCTACGAGCATCGTCGGAAGTGAGCCAATCCCCGACCGGCATGTGTACACGATGGATGAGTGCCCGGCAATTCCTGTTTGCCGACCGGTTCTCTGCCGGAGCTGTCAACAGGATGCACACTGCCATCGAGTGGCATCCCCCGACAATATTTGTATATATCGTCCTCCCGCTCATGCGAAGAAGATCGTAAATCTTGAAGCCCTCCTCAACAGAGCCCCCGTCACAGTCAATGTTGATGCACACCTCCTGTTCGTCGGGGTGTTCATCAAGTACCCGGCGGAAGGTCTCCACGGAGCAGATCTCTAAGGCCCCGCCCCAAAGCTCCATCATGACCCGATTCTCTTCAGAGTCAATTGCGCCTTTTAAGTTGATGAATATCATATGCCAAATTATTTCGATACAAATATAATTATTCCTAATAGATATTGAAATACTATTTGTGCTGGACTATTTAAAAATTAGCCCGGTCCTGAATCTGCACGTAGTTAGCATCTTCCCTCCGAATATCTTCGATTGTAGCAATCACTCTCACCTGGCCAAATGCTTTTTGAATTGCCCTCTCCATGTCAAGCCGATTCATAGGTTCCGACGCCTCAGCGAATGACCGGATAGCATATCCCCCGTCCGATCCAACTTTAGTGAACGGTACTCCGCCACCGAGTTCGTTTATGGCTGACAGGAGAGGGAGGAACAATCGACTCGACTTCTTGTTAATGATGGTCTCGCCTCCTTCGGCTTCAATGTGCACTCCTCCAGCAGCATGACTGGGTCCCTCAATGTATTTACCTCTTGCGGCTTTCGGCAGAGGAGCTGCCCAAAGAGCTGCCATCTGGACTGCTCCCAAAGCCGCAGCTGCTGCAATGAACGGGATAGCCAAAGGGAATCCCATTTTAGCCGATGCCATGATGGAGATGGCAGTATTGATGCCAATCTCGAAGGATCCCATTGTCCTCTCCCGGATAGCTTGTTCCCGTTCGATTTTGGCCAACTCCTTCTCCTTCTGTTTCTCCATCTTGATTTTCTTCTCGTTGTACTGGGCCTCCGTGATTTGACCATTAGCGTACATGTTTGCCAATGCCTGCTCCTCCCGGCTGTATTGTTCTTCTATCTCCTGAGCCCGACGCTCCCCGAGAGCACTGGCCAAATCGTTGAAAGCAGTGGCGAAGCTAGATGCTATTCCGGCATACTCCTGGAGCTTCTCGATTCGCTCCTCCCATAAAGACTCCTCGTTCTCGGCCATCTCGAGTTGGATCTGAGCAATGGCGTCCTCGTTTCCTTGAGCTGCTGCCAACTCGGCCTCCAGATACCTTTTCCGGATCTCATACTTGGACTTGTGATTTAACTCGGCTTGAGTGAGCTCCTTGTCGAGGTCCATTTGCTGGAGACGAAGATTGTTGGCTCGGAGCTGGGCCTCCTGCTCATAGGTTTTCTCCCCGGCAGCTTTCCTGGCTTCGATTTGTTTCTGGAGCGCCTCATTCTCGAGCTCCAGCTTCTTTCTCTCGTTGTCCGCTGCCTTTGAGAGATCTTCGGCATACTGTTCGTTGAGAACTTGGTTGAACCGGTCAAGTTGCTGTTTGGTAGCGGTCTCGCGGATCTTTTTGATTTCATCCTGGAGGTTCTGCTGAATCTGTTTCTCGAGTTCGGCTCTGTTGACCAGGAACTGCTCATAAGCGGCATACTCTTTCTGGTATTCCTCCTCGCTCATACCTCTCACGAACTGGGGAGGCTGAATGTTGGCCAGCTCCTTCATGGCGTCCTGGTACTTCTGAGTAACCTGAGCAATCTGCATATCGACTGTGCCTCCGGAAGCTACAGCCAATATGTTTGCTCTCACCCCCGCAAGGTAGTCATTGAGCTGTTTGGCTTGGTTCTCGTAGAACTGCTTGTCAGACCGAGCCATGGCATTCAGAGCCGTCTGATACTCCTTATTAGTAATTTTGCCGTGAGCTTTCTGGAGAGCCAGACGTTCCCGGGCTCCATCCTGAGCTGCCTTGTAGAGCTTTTTCTCATACTCCATCCGGATGGCGATGCTCGTAGACTGGAATGTTGTTTGGAACCTGAGATCGTCTTCCCGGATCTTCTGCATGGCTTCCGAGTTCTTCAAAGCAACCTCCAGAGCCTTATCGGCAATGGCCTGCTGAGCCTCCCGGTTGGCTATTGCAGTCTCGAGAGCCAAGTTGGCAACTGCGGCTCCTTCATTCTCGATTGTCCGGAACAGTTCTTGGTATCGACCTTTCAAGTCATCGAGTTCCTTTTTGGCTTCCTTGTATTTGTCCAAGCTTCCGGACCACGTGTTGAGCTCTTCCTCCTTGGCTGCAATCACCTTCTTCAAGGAGTCGAACTCATCCATTGCAGCCATCTGTCTTTGACGAGCTGCATTCATTTCAATCTCTCGGAGTTTGTTGGCTGTTTTAAGCTGAGCTTCAGCGATCTGTTCCGACGTGGCATGATTGGCTTTGAGATTTTCTATTTCTCTCTTGCCCCGGATCTCCTCGGCTTTGGACAGAGTGTTCCGCTTGGTCTCGATCTGGTCCAGTACATACGTGGAGGCTTCGGCAGCTCGATTGTATGCCTCCATTGCCCGGGTTGCTCTCTCTTGAGCTTCCGTGTTACTGTTAAATGCGTTCGTAAGAGCAACCACTCCAGCCACCAATCCGCCCACTGCTGCTGCCACCAATACAACGGGGTTGGCAGCCAAAGCCGCGTTCCAAAGCCATGTGGCAGCTGCTGCTGCTTTAGTGAGGATGTTGCCAGCTCCTTGTACGGCATTTTTAGCAGCTATCGCTTTCGTCTCGGCGAGAGTCTGATTGATGCCAACCAGCTGAACCAAGTTAGATGCAGCTCGATAAGTGGCTTCGGTCTTGGAGAGAGCTGCTTGGAGAGAAGACAAAGAGGAGAGAGCCGTGATGATGGTTATCATCTTCGTCATGGTAGCATTGAGCTCCTCGTTCTCGCTCCCCAGTACCTGAGTGGCTGTGGTCCAAAGGCCCCATACGGAAGTCAAAGCTGACGTGGCGCTGGTAACTGCCTGTATGGTTTCAGTTCCTTTACCAACGTTGGATATAGCTGTATTGACCAGGTCCTCAGCTCCTTTCAGTTCACCGGCTCGTTTAATCATCTCCTTGAACGTCTCAGAACTCGTATCCCCGGACTGAGCCATCTGGATGAGTGTCTGGGTAAGGTCGGAGAGTTCCTGCTTGAGGTTCTCCGTTGCCTTCTCGTAGTTACCAACTGACCGGCGATAGTCCCCGAGTGCCTCCTCCTGAGCTTTGAGCTCCTCGGTGGTTTCTGCAATGCGCTTGCCGAGCTTGGCTTTACGAGCCGCGTCCTGCATTGAGTTGCCCAGCTCTGCAAACTCGGCATTGTCCAAAGCCAGCTGGGTTCTAAGTTTTGCTAAACTTGCCTCCTGTTGGTTCTGGAGCTTAATGTTATTCTGGATTTGCTTCTGGTACTTGTTCGCCTCGCTGTTGATTGCCTTGATCTGGTTGTCAAGCGCATAGTATTCTTGAGCATTCTCCTCAGTTACTTTGCCGAGAGCCTTCTGCTGATCTCTCAACTCCTGGGACCGGAGTTTCAATTCGGCTAACGTCTTGAGGGCATCCTCAGCTGTTACACGGACGTTGTAAATTGTATTTTTCTGTTCTTCGGCCATATCACATTCGTATTAGGTCTACTTTGGTTATCTTTCCAGCTTGGAAGTTGTTTATTTTCGAAACGTAGAACCAGAACCCATGCTCTTCCAGCCATATCGGGTTGAACAGGTCCAGACTTTGGATGTCAAGCGAGTCCAAAAGAATTTGGGTCTGTAGTATCTTCGGTCTTTTGAGGATATTGTTGATGAGCTTGTCGTAGTACTTAGGAACGTAGTAATTCAAATTTTTGAAATACGCCGTGTATAGTCGTACCCGGGTAAGGTTGTAGCCTACACTCACCTGGGGCCACATATAGTCAGACTTATTTATGTGGACGACCATCGGCTTACTGAGAGCATTGTACTCCCAAGTCGTCTCGGTCATTTCCCCGTTCTCCATCCGACCTCTATTGATGGTCCAGATAGGGTAGTTAGCAAGTGTATGAATCTTATTTGTAGTGTCCGTATCATAGAGGTCTTGGTTGAGCCCTGCCAAGAACCCAATTTGGAACAGGAGTTTGGTGGGCTGGAGGTTGACGTCCGGGATGCTGAACTTGTACGAGTCAGTAACATTGTTGTCCTTGTTGTCCTTGTTGTCCTCCAGCTTTATCTCGTTGGACTGGGCATAGCTGGATAACTGGAAGGTAAGTTTTGTGTCCTTTCCTTTGATCAGCTTGTCAGACCAATTCTTCCCGGACGAACTTCGTCTGTTGTAAAACTCCTGAATAGAGTATGCTCTTGCTACCTTTGTGACGGGATTAACGTCGATGGTTAGACCAAACAGCTGGACAAATGCTTTGACTATATCCCCCAAGCTTTTGAATCCAGTAGAGGCCAGGAGGTCATAGGTTAGTCCGGGTTGGGGCTTATCCCCCGGTGAAGTTTCAGGCACAAGAGGAGCAGTAATGCTGACCGGAAATCTCATGTCATACAGAGTGGGAGAGTAATTGCCTGTGTCGAGAGCCCCGGACACCAGTATGTGCTCTCCTGCCTCCATCGGGATGTCGACCGAAACGCTGCCGGAAGATCCCGACATCCAAGTTCTGTCCAACACTATAGCATCGGTTCCGTCGTTCTTGTAGTGGGTAACTTTGACTATCACCGAACCATTTTGGAGGGAAGAAGGATTGGACCATGCGAAACTAAACGTGATTGTAGTATCCCATAGAGTCATCCAGCTGAATGTTCCGGGTTCGGTGCCTATAATCAAACGTCCGGCGACCGGGTCACTGAGGGTTACTCCGGGGTACCCTTTCCAAATCACCCCGACCGTAGAGCCAATCGGGGGGTCTTGTATCCAGCCAGTTCCGGATGCTTTCGGGGCCTTGGGATTGTCTGCCAAAACGGGGTAAGTGCAAGGCAAAAACATTTCGGCTCGGTCGACGGGGTCCACGTCGGTCTCGAGACTGTAGCCTGCTCGATCGAAGATCCATGTCACCAAGTCATACCAGTTGAGGTGGGGGTAGAACTTGTCCAACTCCCTGACTTGCCTGATTGCCTCCATGGAGACCGGGGGGATGTTCGGGTTCTTTTGTAGAGTTGCATACAGCCAAAAGTACAGGACTTTAACCTCTTCGGGGCCGGAGAGGTATCGCTCAGTCTGTCCCATTGTGTCCGTGTACCACTTGAGGAGGAACATACCATCCCCCGGGTCCTTCGCGTCAGTGTTGTTTAGTGTATCGAACAGGTCAGCGGTTGCTCCGAGGATCTGGACCCCGATTGATGTATCTGATACGTCTACGATGTTTAATACTGCTCCAGCCGGGGATAGGAGTGCTCCCTCATAGAATAGTTGGCAAGGAAACTTCAGGTATGGCACATCCGAACCTGAGCCGACTACAAAACTGAATTGGAATGCTTGTTCGTTATGGGTCGTCCTGGGCAGACTGATCCGCTGGGAGTACGAGGCATTCCTGTCTTTCAGCTCCGCCAGATTGTTGATCTGGTAATTCATCGCAGGAGCATCCAGCGGGAGGTCCAGTGACCAGACCTCGCCGTCAATGCCTTTCATGAGTAGTTCGTAGTTCATATTACCACTGAGTTTGTTCGTCAACAAGCTGGAACTCGTAGCTAACAGTGTTCCGGGGAACTTTGGTGTCCCAAGTTAGGTCCGTGTCATCTACGAGAACCCGTTGCCATCCCTGGATCTTGTAGTTGTACACTTGAACCAGAGGCGAGAGAGCAATTCCTTTGAGCAAGTTGAAGTCGTTCTCATCAAGCTGTTCTACTCCGGCTTGAACTATGTTCTTAAACTCCAGAGCTAACTCGCCTCTCGTCTGTGAGGCATAGGGGTCTCTGGAATTCGCTAATACGTATTGGTCTCCCCGGTCAACCTTCTGCGTATACTTCTTGTGTTGCTCAAACATGTAGGTGTCCCATCCGCCTTTCTGGTTTATCCAGCGAATGTAGAATGGGTTGCAAGGTACCTCTGTATCGACGTAACGTATATGCCATTTGTCGGAGTTCGAGGGCAAATCGCGATTTCTGACAATAACGTAGTCAGCACCATCTGCCAATTCTTCATCGAACTCGAGGACAAGCGGGATGTTAATCCTGGGGGAGATCTCCGCTTTCTCGAAGTATGTATCCCCCGTATACATAACATTCACTTCCATGGCTGATTGCATGTTTACTAATGTCGACCCCTTAGCAAACAGGGTTAGGAAGTTAGGGTATCCAAAATACTTCTTAACATATAGTTGTCTGTCCCCGTCAGGAACCCGGTCCGTCAACACAAATCCTATGGGCTTTTCGGAGAAGTTAACGCTTTGGCCTCGGGGACAAACTCCCCGGGAGGCATATCGAACATTGAAGTTTTGTCCGCCGATGCCCCTGTATGCGTATGCCGATATGAGGTTGTAGTCAATGCCAAAACCTGTGCGCGAGCTAACATACGGGTATGTCCTGTCAAGACCCCGGAATCCAGCTTTAGCCAAGAAACTGAGGTCGTATTTCTTCGTAGTCCCGAATCCCGAGTCTCTGTAGATGTTGATGCTTTCAGTTAGTGAGTTCGCTGCTTTAACTGGACTGGGACTATAGTAGATGAAGTTTTGGCCGTATGCCAAACTCATATCTGTGAGAGTAACCTTCACTCCAGCTGTTTCTCCTTCAATACCTGCAAAAATGACAAGTAAAACGCGGGGGTATCCTACGGTAACACTGGTCGGTACCTGAACCCTCCACGTCATGTTGGCACCAATTGGGATATTTGTTTTAGCAATCACAGTGGCAGGAGCATCCGAATTGGTTGCTTGGAACAAAGCAACGGTGAGTGAAGTGGCACCCACTCCAGTCCCGTAAGAAACCCTAAAAGCATACCATTCCCCGGGCACCGCCCTTCTACGGATAGGAAACCCCGCAAAATAGTTGTTACTACTACCTCCACTGTTATCAATTACTTCGACCCTCTCATTGTCTATAATGTTCAGCGAGATCATATTGTCCTCGTCAAAGTTCTGAGTCTTGACCTCAAGCCCGGATGTTAAGTCGTCAGTCTCAACTGGTATTTGCGAATATGCTGAGAATAAAGAAATCTCAGCCGGTTGATTGATAATTGCCATATCGCGCTATATTATATATCCGTGGTCCATATTGTTGTCAGGTACAAAAGCCTCTTCGATGAGGACCTCCATTGTCTTGTCCAAATGCTGAGCCAGGTACTCCTCGAAGTTATCAGCGGGAGTGTCGACCAAGTCAACGTAAATGTGATTGCGGTAAAGCTCTGAGCCTTCTCGTTTTATCTTCCATGCAGTGGCATTTCCGAATCGGACCAGGTCCTTGGGGTCCGAGAAGGTGATGCCTTTGAGCTTTGCCCACTCCATGATGATCTGTCCCAAATTGGCGGGGATCTTTCCAGGACCTCGTCCCCGGATGAGAGTGTAGAAGTAGTTCGGGGCTTCGATTGTTCCCCAAACTGTTTCGCCTTCTCGTCCCGTCTGGACTGTTATCTGAGCATAGGTTCTGCCGGAGGCTTCCTGCCCGGCGTCCTGTGATGCCCGGATGATCTCGTCCCTCATCTGGGTGAGACCCTCAGCCAATATCTGTTCCAGTCCTACCGCCATTTGTTTCGAGGTTTGCGAGAATTGGCTTTCTGCTGAGCCTTACGCTCCAGTTCCTTGTTCAATCGCTCCCGGAAGAGGTGACTCTGCAAGTTGGTGAAAAGGAGGTTGTACACCTTGCCGTATTTCCATTCCAGGATCTCGTCCGGGTCCTTCGAGTAGTCCTTGGCCAGTGCAGTGATGGTAGTCATCTCGCCAACCAACAGAGAAAACTGAGCAATACCGGCTGCCTTCTCCTCGGCACTGGGTTCATACTTGAGCTCAGCCTGTTCTCGTTCAATCCAGTACTTAATGCCCATGAGAACCTCGTACCAGTACTCGACAATTTCTGAGGTGTTTCTCAGATTCCATTTGACCCCAAGACATTGCATTCCTTCCTTCATCTTGTCGATGTCAGTCAACTCCTTTTCAGTGATGATCCGGCCAAGCTCTATGCGTTGGCCGAACGTCATCTGACCGCCTTGTATGTCGATTCGCTGTATCATCCTACTATTGTGAACGTGTTAAATGGATATTGCTTAAATACCTCGGGAGCCGGGGCAAGGACCGTCGTTCCTTTGCGGGCCTTGATTGTACAAACTGGATTATACCACAAGGTCCTGTCCCCCTGGATAGACCTTAGGGTCGTGTAAGATACCTCGACCGGATTTGATCTTGAATTCCCAATGTTTATTTGTAAGAATGTGTAACCGTTAGCTCCCCCCGAACTCCCGGCAGCTACAATAAATCTCTCCGTGCTGTGAAGTCTCCAAGGGGTATAGCCCGGAACGTTTGGGGAAGCTGTGAAGAAAGGCTCGGGGGTCACGCATCGGATCATTCTGTCGGACAAATCAGTACCAACAGGCAAGTCTGTTAATCTCTCGCCTATGAGATTCATGCCGGGTCCCCCGGTCCAAATACACCAGTCGGAATATATAGTCAACTCAATGCCCACACTGACCTCGTTAGCATCAAATCTGGCAGATGGGTAGACTATTCGTACCGTGTTCATCATCTCCGGGTAAAGCATGCCAAGTCTGGAAGTCTTCAACCGAAGGAGGAAGGGCCTTACGATCGTTCTCTCCAGCTCGTCTCTCAGGATGAGCCTCGATGTCGTCTTGGACTCAGTACTGAATGGGGTGTCGCCTTTGTAGGCGTCATTGCCCATTGGCTCGAACTTACAGAAATAAATCATCAAAGGCAATCGCTGTCTCTGGTGTCCTCTGTACGGGATGTCATAGTACCCCTGAGTCGGTTCCTCGATGTAGATGAACGTAGTGCTGACCGGATTCCCCTTTGAGTCCTTGATGACCTCTCCGTTGAGCCCAGTCTCAAATCGAGGCATTGTGTCCACTTTGACATTCAGCATCCGAGCCTGGTCGCACTCAAACACTGCTCCAGGTGCCAGGTCTTGAAGCATCAAGCGTATGTAGTCTATGATAGGTAAGGTCATCGTTTTGCAGGGATTATGATTTTGGCGGACTTCATGCCAGTCGCCTTCGGCTTTATCTCAAATATCATTCGCATGATGAGCATGTCCAGGAAGTCCGGAGATCTGCCGAGTAGCTGCTTCATGGTGTCCTTGGAGATGAGCTCTCGCTTCTGCTCAGCGGAGTTCGTGTTCTTGGACTTGAGGACCGCCATCTCCTGCTTGATCTTCTCCTGAACTTCGGGAGAGCAGATGATGTGGATCTGGCGCTTGTTGATGAGCTCCGCCAGCTTGAATGCGCACTCCGACTTGATGTTGTTGTACGTCTTAGAGTCAATGGCTGACTGTCCTCCGTGAAACTCCCGGATGCCTTTCAGGTAGCTCTCCAAGTAGAACCCAAGTCCATCAGCGTCAGAGACGATGCTGGACCGGGGGACTTTCAGACCGGTGGCCAATTTGGCGATCTTCTCCTCCATCTCCTTGCCTTCCGAGAAGCCTTTGGCGACGGGGATCCGACAGACCATGCCGTCCCAGGTTCCAACCACCCAACTGTCTCGACCTTTCCCAGCAAGGTCAGTGCTAATGAACCGATTGCCCGTCGGGAGTACGAACTCATTGCTGAACATGTCGCACACTGCGTCATAGTCGACCAGCCAATTCGGGTCATCGTCATACTCCCAGTTGCCAAATACCAGTCGCTCGATCTGCGACTGGGTTAGGTTCTGGAGAAGCCCCTCAATGTACGTGTCTGGGAGAGTCTTGTTGTCCTGGGGCAGAGCTTTGACGAACCGACGCCAAGGAGGCAGCTTGTTCTCCTTCCATGGCTTGTAGTAGTCCGTGTAGAGGAAATTGTTGGACGGGTTGCAGGTGATGAGGAGTTTGGGAGCCAGCTTATAGACATCGTTCTTCCAACGACCGATGGAAGCCTGGAGGTTGGTCTTCGCCTCGCGGATAAACTCGCCCCCCTCCTCAATCCATCCCCGAGTCATCTGCATGGAGCCGAACCTCTCGTACATGGGGTCACTGGGGTTGTACTTGGCGTCGATCAGGTAGATGCGGCTTTTGTTGTACAACTCGAAGAAGTTGTATTGGCCATTAAAGTGGTAGTAGTTCTCCGTGATGCCCCAGTGGGTAAATACCTCGTAGATGGAGGGAATAGTGTACCGGACCAGGTCGGCAGCCGTCTTACGCGCAATAAAATAAAATGTCTCCGGGTAGGTAAGGGCATCGCCGGCTATCAAGGAACACCCGAGGTAGGATTTGCCAGCACCTTTCGTGCCAGCATACAGAATGTCAGTGACCGAGTCATCAAGCCATAACCGAGCCACTTCCTTCTGTTTCTCGTTGCCTTTGGTGTCAAATTGAAGCCGGCGTCCCATTTTATTTTACCTCCATTCCTGTTATCTGTTCGAGAGTAATGCCTCCCGTCAGGTTGACATTGGTCTTGCGTCCTTGAAGTACCTGGATAAGGCTGGCAGCGTACTTACCAACCAGTGCTCCCTCAATTTGCTGGGAATTGATGGCGTCCTCGATGGTGCCCCCAATTGCAGCTGCTACCGGGTCTCCCGTGAGCTCCTCGTACTCAACAGGGTTGATGCCAGCGAACAGCCTGAATGACTCGATGGTCATCGGGCGGGAAATGTATACGCTACAGTCTTCGCCATTCTTATTCTTGTGAGCCTGGGAGAAATAGTTATCCTGCATGAATTTGCAATACTCGACGAATGCAAAATAAAGCTCCTCCGCATCGGTGGGCTTTACAAATTCCCCGGCGTCTCGCCTTTTCTGTCCCTCCTCCATATAGGCGAGCGGACTCATCTTATATGTGCTTCGTGCCATGCCTCAAATATAGTCAAACCTTATACAAATTAAAAATTTATTTCTGCACAACAATCCCCAGAGCGTTTAGCCCCGGGGATCTTTAATTTATTCGCTTACGCGAATGAGGGTCACACCGAACCACAGGAACTTGACCGAAATACCTTGCGGCCAAATCATTCCTTCGTGGACCGTTGCGATGGATGGGGTCCAATTACAGTACTTGGTATTGACTTCCGAGTACAAAGCCCAGTTTTTCCCGAGCTGCTTAAAGTGTTTTGCTTTCATGCTTGTTTGGTTTTAATTTCCGTATGCGCGAGTGCCGTCCAGTATTTGTGGGTCGAGAGAAGGCCCAATTTGGCACCAGTTCTACTGACTCTGTCAGTTCTACTGACTCTACCAGTTCTACTGACTCTACTCGCCTACGACTTCTTTTTGAACTTTTGGATCCGTCTCTCCGCTCTCTCCATCTGCTTGATGGATCGGCTCAATTTCCGTTTGGGACTGATCCACCATTGGCGGATCCCGCCGATAACAGCGAACAGGCCGATGATGGCCAACAGGTAAATTGCAATCATTTTCTACGCCTCCTTTCTAATTTGTTTTGTAGTTTGCGGACCTCAACCCAGTCCTCGTGCCGCATCCATTCCGGACGGGATAACAGAGTCAGCTGACCCCGTGCTATTTGCATGGTTGTCTTTTTCAATTTGCGGGCGTAGTCCAGGACCTCCCGCTCCTCTTTTGAGTAGAGTCCAAGCCATCGCCGGAGCCCTCCAAGTTTTCCAGTTGGGGGTAGCCCCAATTTCTCAGTTTTTTCCATGATAAACAATGTGGGAACAATAAAATTTTTATTGTGTCCACCCTAAGTGATTGATATTAAATTGATTAGGCCCCAATTTCTCCTCCCTGGACACAATAGACACAATGGTTCTGTGCACTCTATTTCGCGTTTTCTCACTTCCCATATTGGTCATTATTTCCTTCATATTCCCTATTCAGGTCTTTCTCCCATATTATTGTGTCCATTGTGTCCAGAGGTGTAATTCATTGATATTCAATCGATTACAGAGACACAATGATTGTGTCTCATTGTGTCCCATTGTGTCTCATTGTTTTCGATTTAAGTGATTGATTATCAATGGTTTAGGTACTTTCCCCTGGAAAGGAGACACAATGGGAACAATGGTTTGACCAACTTTTTTAGGGGGGCTGTCGAGATTTTTGCCAAAACACAATGTAAACCATGGTTTTATCAACTTTTTTAGGGGAAGTCCCCCTGATTTGGGAACAATGGAACAATAGTTTCATCAACTTTTGGGGCCGGGGGTCCTATTCCCCCGTGGACCCAAAGCCCCCCACTCCTCTCTCAGTCGATTGCGGGAAAAGCTCGGCCTCCGACTCGAGAACTTCCACCCCAGTGTAGAAGACAGGCATCACCAAACCCTGAACCAGCTTCATCCCCGGCTTGAGGATGACGGGATCCTTGCCGACGTTCATGACGTGCAGATGGATTTCTCCTTGGTAGTCTTCGTCAACCACGCAGGCTCCGACCTGGAGCTGGCACTTAGCGGCAATACCGCTCTTGTTGAACATGATGAGGGCACACCCCCGGGGAATTTGAGCTTTGATCCCGGACGGAATGTTGATGCTTTCGCCCGGCCAGATCTGTTTGGCTTCGAAGTCTTCCGGGATGTAAAAGTCCAGCCCGGCGGACAGACCCGTTCCTCTGGTAGGGGTCTTGACATTTCTTACTTTTACGATTTTCATTTTTTAAAATATTTTTCGAGACGAGCTCTGTGTGTTGTGCCTGGTGAGAGCGATGCTCCTTCTATGAAATTATACCGAGTGTGAAGAGGGAGCTCCTGGAATGCCTTCCTGAACGGTTGGCCTTCCGATTCGAATATCTTGCCCGCAGGATTTCCCAGTGTAACGTCTTTCATTTTTCGGAACTTGATCCACCACAAAGCCTCTTCCCGACTTATGGAACGTATAGAAGGCCTAACAGACCCATTACGAAGCGTCATTTTGAACCACTGAGCTTTCGTGTTGGAGTCATCTTCTTTAAACCATACCCGGTAATATCCGATAGCTATTGCCATAAGTTGTAGAATATTTCGTGACACTTCTTGCGGTACGCCATCGGATCCTGCCGGATACTTTGGCACTTGAGAGGCTCTTTGGGTCGGTCGAGAATCTCCTGAGGCAGGACGTCGCTGAAAGCATCTTTGAGAATGCGCTTGTGAGTTCTGTCCTCCCGGGGCAAACGGAGAGCGAACCTGACAACGTCATGTCCCAGGAATGGTGACCTGAGTTCAACTGTGCTCCTCATGGAAGCCCGGTCAAGACGAGGCATGTGGTAGAACGGAAGCTCTTGGAACACGTCTGAGAGCTGGGAGTCGTAGTCATCGACTCGGCGATAACCCCCGAATAGTTCGTCAGCTCCATCCCCGGTCAGGATGACCTTCTCCTTGACCTTCTCCATGAGTCGGAACTGGGGGATCATGGAGCCCAAGTCGATGGGGGTTTCATTGTAGCGGAGACACCTCTCCAGGCAATCATCATCGGGGATGGGGCCAAGAGAGGTGATAAAAACCCCTAAAAATTCGGACAATAGCATGCCAAATTTTGATTCATTATTCTCCACCATATAGAGATTAACCCCCAGGCCCATTCGATGAAGAATAGAGGCAACTATGGATGAATCCAGTCCTCCAGAAACCAAAGCTCCGACCGGGACTTTAGAGTACATTGCCCGGCGTTTTACGGACTTCTCGACCAAGCCCCGGAGGACTTCGGCGAACTCGGATTTTGCGAAATGACTCCGTTTCCCTATCTCCCATCTGTAGTAGTCCCTCCGGATAATGGTGGGCTTCACCTTCATGTCATCGAAGGAATAGACAGTATTCGGCATAATACGCTTGACGTTGTTCCACGGAGTCCGGTCATCCCAGTTGTAACCCCATTTGAACACTTCCGACTGGTAGTATCGGTCGAAGTCCTTGAAGTTCGACACCAACGGGGTTATCTCCGAGCAGATTTCCCCGAATTGGTTGTAGTAGAGTTGCTTCTTTCCGAGAGGGTCGGTGAAAGCAATAATTTGACCCTTCCGGTACCAGCATATTGCCCACATGCCATCCCAGTTGTTGGCTTCACAGATGATGTCTTCGAGACACGAGGATCCAAACAGGTCGCGGAGGTACTCGACGTCGCTGTTATACTTCTGAGGGTAGTTGTAGATCTCCCCGACGTAAAGGAGCCATCCGTTGTCTCCTGCCAGTTTTATGGGCTGAGCCAGGCCATCGCCTGGTTCAGTCTGAATGGGCAAACGGACATGACCGAGAAACCATCCTCCTTCGGCAATCTGGGCGGATTCGATGCCCCTATGCTGTATCTGGTCAATGGCGTTAGCCCTTCTTGTTATACTTATTCCACACATATCACTTTAGTTTGTTTCTGAGAGCGTCCATGAGACATACGATCCCTATTCCAATTACTACTGCTATTACCAGCCCGATGATGATGGGCTCCTCACTTCCTCCTGTCATGACTTTTCTTCGATTTTTCGAGGATCTGTTGTGCCTTTTTCTCGATCCAGTTGGTGTAGCACTGGCTCCCCAGGTGGAGCCCAGTCAGGAGCTTCGAGCATCCCGGGCAGAACATGCAATCGTCATATTGCTGATGAGCTTTAGCTCTTGCTTCGCCTATAGTCATAGCTTAGTATATTACCCATTTGGCGAGGTCATCGTTGTATGCATGAAGGGACCCAGCGAAGTAATGCAGAGATCCCTTCTTGAGAGAGGGATAGGTGGCTGCGAGGATGTTGAACACGTAGTCCATCATGGCCTCCGTCAACCAGATGTCAATTGCGAAGTGCTTGAAGAAGTCGTTGCTCCGGATATAATATATCACGTGGAGTCGACTGTTCCGGATGAGGAACTGGTAGCTGACGGAGCAAGGTACTCGGGTAAGAGCCCCGGCTGTTGCCCGGGTGTCCTCCGGCTCGAAGATCATGACCATTGCTCGTCTGGAGTGCGGGTCGTCTCGGAGAGTCATGATGACATTGTCCAACTGGTGTATCTCGGGTCCCCTGTGAAAAATGTGCAGACGCTCTGAATAAGTGTAGTCGAAGCGACCCTCCTGTCGGGTCTTGCTCACCAGCTTCTGCCACAAGTCCCGGCGGATCTCCCAGCTCTTACCCGGATTGACCCCGTTTCGGTCAAGCCGGTCGGAGAGCTCTGCTCGGCAATACTTCTCGATGAGCTCGGCCTCGTCTTTGAACATGAAGTCGAGCATCTCACGTTTGCCGAGATACGGCTTCGAGATGACGAAGCTCACCCCGATGAGTTCCTTGGTGAGCCGGTCGTCCCCGCTGAGTTCCTGGTTTTGGTAATGGTTGACCGGGACCGTGATGCCGGAAACCTTGAGCTCCCGATCCATCTCCCGGATCATTTCGAAACAGTCTTTAAATATTCTACCCATATCAGTATTTGGATTTAATGCGAAACAGATTTACTTGATACTTCAACGACCAGAGCTCTTTGACTCGAGTCTCTGAGAGACCCAAATGCTCGAACATTATGACGAAATAAGTCCATATCCACTTGAGCCGGTCCTCGAAAACTACCAAGTCAACCATGTACTGAGATTGTCTCCACTCTCTGTTCTTAAGACAGTTTGCTGTCATGCCGATGTTTCCGATTAAGGTAAGCAGATCTCCCGCAAAATCTTCGTCTTCCAGAACCTGTGCCCATTTAGGCAGCGTCCAGTCGAAAGTGGGAGTCATGCCATAAAGCTGGTAAAGCTCTAACATGAAGTTGAATGCGTCAATCAGCTCCTCATCAAAGTGCTCGCCATCGAGTTCCTCCTCGATAGCCTCCTTTGCCTCAGCGAGTTCCTCGACAATCTGCCAACAGAGTTTCTTGAATAGTTCTTGATCCTCCAAAGTGTTGATGTCAAAGTTCGCGATGCGCTCCTTGAAGTATGGCCTGTACATGAGCTGGAGCTCCCCCTGGAGGGCATAAATCTCTCCCCAGCTCTTAATGAATGGCTTAAAGTCTTGTGTGTTCATGGCTTGATGTTTGAGAATGGATTGTACTGTTCCGGATCGTTTTTGTGGGAGTAGTATACAGCTATTCTGAGTCCCTTTTCTGTGAGAACATGTTTGACATCATGCACCTCGACGGGACTGATCCGGATGAAGTCCACAGCCTCCGAAATGGTTGAGAAGTACGTAGGTACCACCCCCGGAGCTTTTAACGGCTTGGGGTCCTCGAGTTCGTTGTTGATGGCCCCGATTGTAGCCACCATGTCAAGGAGGTTGTCCTCCTTGTGTGCATTAGATTCACGTGCCATTTTCACTGCCACTTGGACCCAAGACACGTCAAGAGCGGTCAGAGGCTTACCGGTAATGACCGAGGCGATCTCTGCGGCCTTCTGGTTGCATTCCATGAATGGTCCGTATTGCCGCTCCTTTTCCTCCGACCGCTCATTGATGATTTGGTCAGCGTGTTTAAGTATGTTACTCATAATTTTTCTAATTAATTCCTCCTTTCGGAGGGTCGCGTCCAGCTATACCTGCCGGATCACTTTGATTGCTTTTTCCCTGTTAGTCATCGCTCAGTAATTCATCTTTAAGCGATTGGTTTTCTTCTAGCCATTTGTCGTTTAGATCATTCCAGTAATGGACTCCCTCCTTTGTTTTGTCCCACCTGAATGCGGCGTCTAGTTCTATGCCTTCGATTGATTCGCATTCCTTTTTGTAGTCTTTTACGTTTCTTCCGTAACTTTTGAATGCTCTTTGGAAGTTTTCCCATGCGTTGTTGTCTTTCAGGAATTTAATGAACTTTTCCACAGTTTTTAGTATGTAGGTTAGACCCCGGGGAGGGACTCGAACCCTCCTGTACCACTCCGGGGTGCCCAATGGAGTGACGGCTCCACTGGGCGAGGAGCTCTTACTTACTCCTCAGCCGGTGCGTTCTCCGGTTCTGCTTCGGGAGCTGCTTCGGGAGCTGCTTCGGGAGCTGTCTTCTTCCAGCCGCGCCTCGGCTTCTCGGTCCCTTCTGGAGCCTGGACCATCCCGCCGATCTCCAGATCCTTCGAGTCGACGCCCTTTCCCCAGACGTGACCGTCGTTGGTCTTGATGCGGTACTGGATGAAGTTGTTGCGGTGATCGAGACGAACTCCGATGATGATGCCGTCGGTCTGCTCCTTGGTCTTCGTGCAGATGAACTTGCAGAAGCGACCGATGTTGGCTTTGGCATTCTCGAGGTTAGCCTTTGCATCCTCGTCCGAGATCTCCTTCTTCAACGGGCGAGGTTCCTTGGGCTCCTTCGGGGCCTTGGTCTTGCGAGCCTTTTCCGGATTCTCCTCGGCGACTTCGTCGTTCTCCTTGATGTCGTTCTCGGCTTTGTACTCTTCCGTTTCGGTGGCGTTGTAAATAGCGCCCGCCTCTGCCGGATGCTCCTGGGATGCTCCCCTCGATGCGAGGATAGAGTTGATGGCGTCGAGCTCATCGCCCGTCTTGACCTTTGCCAGCTTCTGGAGAACCTTCGTGCTGTAGCTCTTGTACTTTTCGATAAACTTTTCCATAGTGTTTAGTTATTAAGTGTAGTGTAAAAGTAAGAAAAAACATCCAATTAAAAAAATTCTTCACCAGAAAAATTGAGATTATCTCAATCCAATTCGACTGTAATTCCTCCGAAAGTAAGAATTAATTAGAGCCGAATTGGATTGAAATAATTTCAATTTTTCTGGTGAAAAACTTTCTTTAATTGGGTATTTTTTCTTACTTTTGTACTACACTTAACAACTAAACACTATGAAAAAGTTCATCAAATTCCTGGAAGCAAACAACGCATGGGAAAACTTCGAAAGAGCATTCGAAAATTACGGAAGAAACGCAAAAGACTACAAAAAGGAATGCGAAGGTAACATAAACATAGAATTAGACTGCGCATTCATGTGGGCAGAAACAGAAGAAGGGGAAGAATACTGGGATGCGCTAAATGAAAAATGGATAGAAGCGAACAAACCACTTAAAGACCAATTATTGAGCGACGACTAACAGGGAAAAAGCAATCAAAGAGATCCGGCAGGTGTGGCTGGACGCGACCCTCCGAAAGGGAGAATTAATTACAGTCGAATTGGATTGAAACTATTTCAATCCAATTCGACTGTAATTAATTCTCCGAAAGTAAGAATTAATTCTCCCTTTCGGAGGGTCGCGTCCAGCCATGCCTGCCTGATTTCTTTGGTTGTTCCCTGTTAGTCGTCGCTCAATAGTTTTTCTTCTAGTGTTTTATTTTCTTCACGCCA